TATAAATAGTTTTCGCCCGAGGAAGTGGCCTAGTATTACCCACTTCCTCGCCCTACTTCCTCGCCCTGACGTCATAAGATGTCATCATTCAAATGGTGTTTCACTCTGAATTATTCCTCCGCAGCCGAGAGAGAAGACTTTCTCTCGCGTCTGAAGGAGGATGATGTTTATTACGCGGTCGTCGGCGACGAAGTCGCTCCGAGCTCCGGCCAGAAACACCTACAGGGATATCTATCCCTGAAGAAATCGATGAAGCTAGGCGGACTGAAGAAGAGGTACTCTTCGAAGGCTCACTGGGAGAAGGCGAGAGGAACAGACAAAGAGAATTCGAAGTATTGTTCCAAGGAAACCCTAATTCTCGAAATAGGGTTTCCTGCTACTCAGGGTTCTAATAAACGAAAACTATCAGAGATGGTATCCAGATCACCGGAACGCATGAGAATCGAACAGCCGGAGATATATCACAGATATCTATCTGTGAGTAAGCTAAAAAAATTCAAGGAGGAATTTGTTCATCCTTGCCTCGAAAGACCATGGCAAATTCAATTGACGGAGGCAATTGCCGAGGAACCCGATGATCGAAGCATCATCTGGGTTTACGGTCCGAATGGCAATGAGGGAAAGTCAACATATGCGAAGTCGCTGATTAAAAAGGATTGGTTCTACACCAGAGGTGGGAAGAAGGAGAATATCTTATTCTCCTATGTGGACGAAGGATCGACGAAACATATAGTATTTGATATCCCTCGATGTAATCAGGATTATCTAAATTATGATGTAATAGAGGCTTTAAAGGATAGAGTAATAGAGAGTACGAAATATAAACCCATAAAGATAGTTGAATTAGATAGGATTCATGTAATCGTGATGGCTAATTTCATGCCGGATTTCTGTAAAATCTCTGAGGATCGAATAAATATTATATATTGTTGAACACGCTATGACAAACGGGGAAAAATGAAGAATCGGGGGTTGATTGGTCTATCCTAACGAATATGGGCCGCAGGCCCAACACTATTCTGGGCCGACGGCCCAGAGCGAAGCGCTTGCGCTGAAGCTTCTCGAAGAAGGAACCACTTTAAGTCCCTCGCCC